CAATCATTGGTTTTGGAATTTTATCTTGGGTGAGTGCTCTTAATCGAGTACCTTGGCCGCCTGCCATAATTACAGCTTGCATATTTCACCTACTATAGTATATAACTTTAGTTCCATCATCTTCAAAATTAAAAGGCATTTCTACTAAATCTAGTGCTTCTCTTAGTCGTGCTTGACGTGATTTCGGACAATAAAATAATAGAAAACCACCGTTACCTGCGCCTAACAATTTACCGCCAAGCGCGCCGTTATGTATAGCAATATTATAATATTTATCAATAATGGGATTTGTAATTTTACTTGCCAAACTGCGCTTTAATACCCAGTTAGTGTGTAGTAAAAATCCAATTTCATCTAAATTACCTACGCTGAGGGCGCGCCGTGCATCATAAACGAGGTCAGTCATTTGTAGCAATTTATCAAATTTTTCTTTATCGTCAATAATATTTTGGCTTTGTTCTTGTAAAATTTGATTTGCTGAATGAGTAATACCAGTATAGAATAATAACAAATTATTATTTAGCTCTTGCATTACGTCATATTTTAAATATATTGGCTTTACTTTTACTTCTTCATTTGGCAAAAATTTAATCATTTTGATGCCACCAATAGCGGTTCCATATTGGTCTTGCTTGCCAATTGGCTCTTTTAAAATATTTAACTCTAAATCACATGCTTCTTCTGCTATTTGTGCCTATGAATATAATTCGTCTTTATAATTATGTAAAGCATTTATTAAGCCTACTGTATATGCACTTGAGGTAGAAAGTCCTGTACCTGAAAGTACATCTGCCATGCTTGTAATTTCTACACCTTTAACGTTATGTTTTAATAATAGCTCGCGCGCGATTGGATGTTGTATATCGTGTACATCCTATACAATTTCAGTTTTATTATACTTTACTATTGTATCTTGTTGATTAAAGGTGGGATGTATAACAATATACATATATTTATTAATCGTTGTTGTTAATACACAACCTTCATGTTGGTGGTAGAATGATGGTAAGTCTGTTCCACCACCAATGAGGCTCACGCGAAATGGAGTTCGTGTAATAATCATACGTCTATTTTTAAGGATAAGTGGGTATTAGAGCCTGGACGACGATAGTTGTAGAAATAAGATGGCATAGATAGGTATAGAACTTCATCTTGTGCATTTGCTTTCAATACCCGTTCCATAAATTCATTATCTTCTTGAAAGCGTATATCTGCAAAACGAAAGTCTTTAATAAAATCATATTTAAAAATATATTGCCAGACCATTGAAAAATGTCGCTTTTTAAAATAATTACTAACGAAGTTTATTTGAATCAAGTTTTCGCCTGGGTCATTCCACAAACTATCCATACATTGCTGAATGACTTCGGGATTAATAATCCAATCATCACCATCAACAAACCATATATATTTACCTTTGGCATACTCAAGACCGTAGTTACGTGCGGCCGCGACAGTTTTATCGTGACTATAAAGAATTTGATAGTTCATATCAGACATATAGGAATTAATTATTTCTTCTGTTGGATCCATTTCAGTATCTAAAACAAAAAGAATCTCATATTTAATTCCTATAAAATTTATTATGTGGAAGCTAAGAAGTAGATTTTTAATATAATCTGGAATGTTTTTGCATGGAACAATAATTGATATATCCAACGGTTGAGTTTCTTCAGCTTTTATCTATTGCCAAACTTCATCATCATAAAGGTCTTTTACATAATATTGAGGCCATAAATAGAAATATTTATAGCTTGAATTTTGGTTATTCCAAAACTTATAATTAAGCATATGATATATTTTGACATCTTCAATAGGTGGAATATTTTTATAGTTTATATTTCCAAAATTATAAATAGTGTCAAGATATTTAATATACCCATCGCAAGCTAAATTTATAGCATCTTGGTCGGGCAAAGGCAATTTAATATTATTAAGTAGAGAAAACCATTTTTCATCAATTTTATTTTCTCGAATGAACTTTAAATTGAATAAAACCACACCGGAATTAATGTATTTACTTTTCTACATTTTCTTGCGTGGCGGCAGACACCAATCCATTATTAGGTCATCATCTCTATCTTCAGGCCAGGCCGCGATAGCATAGTCAGACATATCCATATTCCATAATTCATCAAGACTACCTAATACTAAAGTATCTATATCAAGATATAACACCTTATCTTCTTCCAAAAGTTGCGGCAGCCAGCACCGAGACATCTACATGGCATTGGCGCCACTATTCGGACCATCTGATAGCGGGAAATTTGGGATTTTATCTTTACTAATAATTTTTATATTTTTTGTTCTTTTAATACAATCAAGTGTTTCGTCTTCGGTAATAATGTACACAAAGGCGTCTGGATTGTGCGTAAATAAAGAGTTTAATGCAGTAGGTAAATACTAATCTACATTACGACTCGAAGTATATACAACTATCATTTTATCGTCTCCATTTATAGACTTGAAATACTAATTACATGGTTATTAGTTAATTTTATTAATCTGACGCCTTGTGTATCACGAAGGGACAGGGGAATATCGTTATATTTGATACGAATTTGAGTTGTGGTTGAATTAATAAGTATATCTTCGGTGGAAACCAATGGTATAAAATCACACATTTGTTCTGATTTTTGAATACGCACACCTTTAGTATTGGTATTGGTGACGTTAAAATCAGAAAGACGAGTGAGTTTACCATACCCATCTTCGGAAATACTGAAGAGCTCTTTTGTCGATGTTGGGATGGCTCGCGCGCTCTGTACGTAATCACCTGGATTTAGTTTCATTCCAGTGATACCACGTGTTACGCGACCGATAGCATTTATAGTGGATGAATTAACAATTATAAATTGTCCAGCGCGAGACATAATACCAATCTTTTCATCTATTAAAGTAAAGATAGAAATTATTTCATCACCTGCATCCAATTTTATGGCCTGCGCGCCGCTATTACGTTTGAGATTATACTCACTGAGCTTACTTTTCTTTATGATGCCTTTACGAGTTATAAAGACAATAAAGCGATTTTCTTGCTTGGGGTTAAGAATGACCGCGGCTGTGGCATTATCAGTAAGACCATAAGCAGAGAGATATTGTTTTTCTCCAATAGCAAAAGCATTGAGTTTTGTATGGTAATAATTTCCTTTATTATTAAAGAAGAGAATTGTATCTGTGTTTTGACCTATTAGGTTATCGACAATATATTCATCAGAGTCAAGCTTAAATTTTGCACCGACTCCACCGCGGCGTTGTGTAAAGAGACTGGACGTTTCGGTTACAAACACTGCACCTTTGTTGGTGAAAGAAATAGAAAGCTGTTTTTCCTCTACCACTTCATCTTCATCGGATGTAATATCCATAATTTTTGTGCGGCGTGTATCACCCAGTAATTTAGAAATCTTTTGAAAACCTTTTTCTATTTCTTTATAGAAAAGATCTTGATTATTGAGGATAGCGTTGAGTTCATCACGTTTTTTCTCAAGTTCTGCTTTTTCTTTTTCCAGTTTTTCAACTTCCAGATGAGCAAGGCGCGCGAGTTTAAGGTCGAGGACAGCTTTTGCTTGGACATCGTCAAGTAGAAATTGTTTTGTAAGTGCGACGCGCGCGGTCTGTGAGGATGCACTAGACTTAATTACTTGCACTACTTCATCAATAGAAGCAAGACAAATCAAAAGTCCTTCAAGGATATGGATGCGGGCTTCTACTTCGTGGAGGTCGTATAGAAATCCACAACGATAGACGAGTTTCTCATGTTTTAAATGCTCTTCAAGCGCGGCCTTCCATCCAAAAACTTGGGGGAAGCGGCCATCACGTAGCATTGTCATATTAATGCCGTAGTGGGATTGAAGTGAAGTATTCTTATAAAGTGATTTAAGAACTTTGGTTGGATTGGCCTTTTTGATGAGATAAATTTTTAAAAGAATTTTTTCTCCGGTGAGGTCGTTGTAGCGTTCAATACCAGGATTATCTTCGGATTCGATTAGAGCATTAAGTTCTTCTCGGATTGTAGAAGTATAAACATTATATGGGATTTCAGTAACTACAAAACAATTATCTTTCGCGTCCCATTCGACCGTACTTCTTAACTTACAGGCCGCGCCCGTGCCATTTTTTAATGACTCTTTTACTTGGGATTCATTGAGTAAGGTTGCGCCTGTCGCGAAGTCCGGCGCGCAGTATATATCTTCAAAATCTATATCCGGATTCCACAATAATTTTATAAGTGCTTCATTGACTTCTTTAATGTTGAATTGTGGAATTGAACTGGCCGCGCCGACTCCGATACCAAGAGAGCCATTTACTATATTATAATATCCTTTAGAGGGAAGAATTGCAGGATATTGTTTGGTATCATCATAGTTACCACGCCACTCTGCGATTGTATCTTTATCTATATCTTCAATGATATGATTAAAAATTTCTGCCAGGCGCGCGGAGGTATAACGTGGAGCAGACCAGTTGCCAGTCATTTTTGCATCGCCATTAGAACCTTCAACTTCGACAAGTGGATAGCGCATAGCAAAATCTTGGCTTGCGCGCATTATAATGCCTTCGCAAGAGCTATCACCGTGAATATAATAGTCTGCCATAGCAAGACCAATTGCGTTATTTGTCTTTTTGAACGGCTTACTATGTACAAGTTTATTTTGATACATAGAATAGAAGATTTGACGTGCAGATGGCTTGAAGCAATCACGCACATCAGGAAGGGCGCGAGATTGCAAAACGGCTCCTGCGTAGGCAGTAAATGCTGTATTTATAATTTCAGTCATTGTTTGAGACATGATATTTCCTCCATTCTATATATATTATAACATAAATTATGAGAAAAGTCAAATTTGACTTTTCTCATTCTCTTATTGTCTGAAAATCTATTTTATTAAAGACGTAATCTTTTCGAGGTTCACCATCTTTACCCATTAGGGCCTCAAGTAGTGGAATAGAGTCCGAAGTTGGCATTATCTGTTCAAAGCGCTGAAACTCCGGAGAAAACATTGAAGCGCGGGCTTGGGATGGAGTTAGACTACCAAGACCTTTATTGCGCTGGACTTCACCTTTTACTTTTCCTTTGACTTTATTAAACTCGTCATCTGAGAAGTAATAAGACTCTGTCTTGCCATTCTTTATTATATAGAGTGGAGAACGTAGCCAGTAGAGGCGACCCTCTTGGATAAATTGCGGTGCGAGATATTGTAGACAAGCCATTATAAGAAGGGAGATATGGCTTCCGTCGGAGTCCGAGTCAACACAAATCCCAAGTTTTCCATAGCGCAATTTAGAGGCATTATATTTACCAGGGATAATATTCATTGCGCTCAGGAGAAGTTTAATTTCTTCGTTTTGAAATACCTTTTCTTCGGGATTTGAAAGTGCATTAATAATTTTTCCACGGATCGCCATTAAACCATATTTCGTATAATCGCGCGCCTTTGATACGGAGCTGGCCGCAGAGTCTCCCTCAACTACCAAAAGTATTGAATCTGGTCCAAGTTTTTCTGCGTCAAAGAGTTTATCAGAGGTAATCATTGATTTCTTTTGATTGCGCTCTATTTCTTTTGTGGCTTCAAGAACTTGCTTGCGCGCTCGCTCGGCCGCGGCTTCTGCACGGGCTACCTTTTTCATTAGTTCTACAATGCTTTCAAATTCATCGGGATAGCGCGCTTTCATGTTTTTGAGAGCATTAGAGAAGCAATTAGATGCCATCGTGCGCAGATTTGTGTTATTGATTTTTGATTTGGTTTGGTTTGCGAAAGAGGGTTGGGCAATAGAACAATTAATTACATAGAATAGATTTTGACGAATACTATCACCATCAAAGTTTTGTTTTGAAAGTGAATTAAAGGTTCGAGTGATTGCTGTTTTTGCTCCAGTGATGGGACTGCCGCCTTCTGGACAGAGCAAACCATTTACAAATACATATGATTGTTCTCGTTTTGAACCCCACTGGAAGGCGATTTCAAGTTTATCACCGTTTGTATCAGTTATACTATCATAGATAATTGATTTATTAAGTGGCTTTTCAATATTATCTTTTATGAAGTCTTTTATACCATTTTTAGCACAATAAGACTTCTTTTCTTTTGTATTTTCATTTGTGATTTCAAAAATAATTCCACTATAGAGATATGAAATATTTTTTATATCTTCACAAATCTTTTTATAGGAGTATCCAATCTCTCCAGTTTTAAATACTTCAGGATCAGGACTAAACCAAACTTCTGTTCCATTTAATTTATTGGTTTCAATTTCTTTATAAGAAATTAAATTACCTTTTTTAAAGTAAGCTATTGCTGCTATACCATCACGATAACTTTGTACTTCAAATTCTGCTGCGCTTAGGCACACACACTTTGCGCCGATGCCATTTAGACCCGATGCATTTTTATATGCACCTTCTTCAAACTTTCCGCCAGTGTGGGATTTTGAATAGATAGATACAAGAACATTTTCTCCATCTTCACGTATGCCAAAAGGAACACCGCGTCCATAATCTCTAACGCGGATACTGTTAGTTTCTTCATTGATTCCAATTTCAATTTTTTTACCATAACCAGCTATAGCCTCATCTGTTGAGTTATTAATGATTTCTTTAAAGGCTTGATATGTACCTTCAAGGTCGTCTGAACCGAGATACATTTGTATACGGGTGCGGACGCCCTCTTTAAAGGAAAGCGATTGTATTTCATTTATTCCATATGATTCATTCATTTTTATACCCTCATTTCATCTGCGGCATTTATTAAATCCTTTTTTCTTTCATGTTCAAGTGTATTTAAATTATTAAAACGCTTATGTTCTGTTCTAAATTTCTCAAAATCGTCAAGGCAATTATTACATAGGCAAACACCGTTGTCACCAAACCAAACACCACCCCAGTAATAAGAACCGTTAGATTGGTTTTCGCAAGGTAAAAGAAATGCAACCTTATTTTCTGTTACACGGCCGCATCTATCACATAGTTTAATATACATATAAAAATTCCTCCCCTATTTTATAATTCTATTATACCATAAATTTAAAGAGAAGTCAAATTTGACTTCTCCTTAATTACCTTTTACATAATTTATGTTTTCATCAAACACAGTCGATGGGGTGCTCTGCTCTACCCAAGAACCACTTACTTTTTTATATATTTTGATTATGGAAACCCAACTTCCGTTATTCTTGAAATAAGTTGTTTCCGTTGACCCTGCCGATGTAACGACAATAGTATGGTCTGCTGTAATATTTGTAAGAGTATATCCCCAATAAGTACGAGGTGTATAGGATTCATTTAAAGTAATTGATACCCTAAATTGTAGACTATCATTATTTGAGTCTGTATAGCTATCTTTAAAATACTTAACGTAAATATAATGATCGCCAGCAGTTACATTTGAATATGTAACTGTCTATACGCTTGATGAGTTATTATTTTTACCATTCCAATATACATTTGATGTATCTGCACTAGCATTGGTATTTAAAGTTGAATCTAAATTTGATAATAAACCATAGTCATATGTACTTTCTGCATAGTTTATGACACTAAATGTAATAGTTGATGCAACTGGTAATGAAAAATCAACCTTACAAACGGCCGCGGAGCTAGCGTGTGCCTTATTATTCGATTCATAGTAATTATTATTATTTAATGCAAAGCCATATGTACTTGTAATATTTGTTACCGTATAAGATGCGCCTGTTTCAGTTGCTTGAACGAGTTGACTTGTAACGTCTACATTATTATCTGTAACGGTTGGCTTTTCATCATAATATGCTTTAACTGTAAGTGAAGTACCTTCAAGCACACTCGTAGTGCCAGAAGGTGATGTATTTTCACCAGTAACACTAATACTATGATAAACTGGGACTGTATATGTAACTACAATTTCTGCGCCATAGATATAAATATATGCAGTATTATTTCTATTAGAACGACGACAGTTAATACGGATACCAAAATTATCACCGTAATTTTTAAGTGTATCCCAACTAATAGTTGTATTTGTAAAAGTTTTTACCGTCGCGCTTGTTCCGAGTGCTGTAGTACTACCAACAGAACTTATTTGAGTTGTGCCATTATAACCATATATTGTACTAGTATTACCACCGCTATGAGAGGCTTTAATTTTTATTTCTATCTTACTGACTGTTGCATCACTTGGGACAGCTGAAAAATTAAAACCTCGTAAATAAACATATCGTGAAGTTGTTGCGTTATTTATGTTTTGAACAGTGGCATATGAATCGCTATCAGTATTTGTATATGCATTATCTGCATCTGTGACTGTTAGATAAGTGGTTCCGGAATAGTTATAAAGTATAGAAGGAACTAATCTTGCTGTTGCCATATTTTATTCCTCTTATGTAGTTTGGAAATATATGTCGCCGTCTACGCCAAGTCCGGCAGATGGAGTCCCACTTCCAGTATAGTATGTGGAAATTATAAGAGAACCAGTTATTTTAGAACCATTTACATATGCAGTTTTGGAAGAAACTATATCTGCGGCCGAAGCAGTTGCATCAGACGTAAAAGTACCTGTTACATTTACAAGGCGGCCCGCATTAGAAGTGTCGCCAACCTGGACAGTTACACCTGTTTTAATATTGGCAGCAGTAATATTTGAAGTTGTGACTGCTTTTATTATTTGGTCATCATACAAATATCTATCTGCACTAATAGTTCTATCAGCATTTGACGGATAAAAAGTTTCTCCCCCTTTTACAGTTAAATGTTTAGTTGCTCCTGAGCTATAGTATCCAGCAGGTGCTGTTAGATAGACTTGATGTCCGCCTACATTTAATGTTAAATCACTGTCGCTACGAGTTGCGATTCCACTTCCTACATATGTACTACTAACCGCATTTATTTGAACAGAAGATAAGCCGTAATACCCGTTATCGGCTGTAATTGTTTGATTAGATTCAGTTGGTGTAATATTGGACTTTGCCTGAAGTGTTGGTGACGGTACTGCTACATCTACAGATGCATAAGCCGCAATATCAATTCCAGTTCCATTGGCAGTAATTGTTGAAGTGCCAGCTGGAATTATGTATTGACTTGGAATTGCATTTATCTGAACGGAATTAAGTCCATCATAATTATTATCAGCAGTAATAGTTTGACTTGAAGTTGTAGGATCAATATTTGTTTTGTCCTGTAAATTTATTGTGCCGCCGCCCGCAACGTTGACGGATGCGGTAGCATACTGTGATACATCTATGTTAGAACTGTTTGCAGTTATAATTTTCGTACCTGCTGGAATTATATATTGACTCGGAATTGATTCAACTGTTACAACGCTTAAACCGTTATAGTTACTATCTGCCATTATATATTGAAGGCTAGTAGATGGAGTAGCTACTTTAGACTGTAAAGAAAGAGTAACTACTCCACCAGTTATATCTACAATTGTGCCACCATGAACATCTGAACTTTCAATTACAGTCATACTAGCCCCAGTACCCTCAACATTTACAGATACTGTGGCATATTGAGTAACATCAATACTAGAACTATTTTCCGTAACTTCTAGTAATCCTTGTGGTCTAATATATGTTAAAACTGTTGAACTACTCGCGGCCGCCTTAAAACCAGCAACATTACTATAGGTTGTACCAAATAATGTTAAAGAGTCAGGCATCATGCCACCTCCACGTATAACCCCACTAAATCAGCCAGATTATTATAAACTGGAACACCAGTACTGCGGATGCAGAGATATACTATATCGTTTTGGCTGTAATATTTATTTTCAATTAATTCCATATTATTGTTGTATGGGATTGGATCATTAATGCTATCACCTTGACCTGGGCGCTCAACTTCTGCATAAAGAGAGGCCGTATAGATTGAAGGTGGATAAGCTTCTTGGGAAGTATGGAGTTGTAATACTTTCCATAATTTATCTTCATAACGAAGACGTTTTCCCATTTCATATTGAGTATCTGGTTTCCACCAAGGATATATTTCAATTGCTTCGAGAGCGTCAGAATCAGAAAGAGATTCCGCGGCTTTCTCAATATAGGGTTTTAGTTGTCTTGCGCGTTCTGCGTGTGTCATTCCTCTACCCCCATAAGAATATCGTATGCTTCTGCTTTATCTAATATTTCATCTCTTTCAATGTCTTCATCTAAAGGCATTAGCTCACCTTCAGTATAAGTGCGGCCGAATTCAGCTGGATCGCAAGCCTCGCTATAAGATACACCATCACGAACTACGTAACGATGTGCATCAGAATAAGTACGAGTGAACTCGGTATTATTTATATAAAATGTTTCAACTATTATCATTACTGTATTTCTCCTATAAGAATGTCATAAGCAGTGGCCTTATCCTCAATAACAATATCTTCATCAGGAGCATCAATGGGTATATTTGTTTCGATATATGTATATTTACTAGGTGAAATATCTATAGCATCATTCCAAAGTGTATTCGTTTCGGTTTGCAATAATTTAACACTTAAGTTAGAATATCGACGCTCACAGTTGTCTATTGTTTCAATAATAATCATAAGTATTCTCCTTCATGAAAGAGGCAAAAATGGCGTTATGTTATTAGGCCAACTTAATAAATACACTTCGACCTTAAATGTTCCGTTTATCGTTCCACTGTTTGAAGAATTATATCTTGTCGATATTTTCACATTACCATTAGGTGAAACACCCGAACCATAAACACCATAGGAGGTAGTGTTTGCACTCCATGTGCCGTCTGTGCCAACTTTGAATAATGTCCTTATTGCAGTTGTTTGTTCAGCCGTCGACCCGTTAAAAGCCCCAGCAATAATGAAGAAATTATCTGATCCGTAAAAATAACCGGAATCAGGCACTTCAGTCCTGCGCACACGAATATATAATATTTTTTGATATGTCCATGCTGCAGGAAAATTGAAGGTATGAAGTACTGTTGTGGTCGTACTTGTTGTGCTAACAGGAATATTTATTTGCCCTAATAATTCATAAGAACCTACGCTTGGAATACTCTCCACATAACTTGCAAACCCATCCTGCCCCCAAATTAGAGTTTGATCTTTCTTTTCAATTTTTACGCTTATTTCAAAGGTCCAATCTTCATCTGTATAATGAGGCCCATTGATGTATGTTTCATAAATACTTAATGCATCTCTGCTATCCCAACTTCCGCTTGAAACTGTGATGCCGCTCGGAATCGCAATTGGATAAGAGGAAAATGTAAAAGTCCCAACTATACTATTATTCCTTAATTTTCCAGTTCTATCGAAAGATGCCGTTATTGTGTACTCTTCACCAACCACCAATGGATTCGTGAACTCAATATTCGCAGATGTTACAGAATCAGATGTTGTGCCATACAACGCCAAATCGGTGTAGTCTAAGTTTTCAAATATGCTTATTTTTGATCTAATAGCATCGGCGGTATCGTCAATGGAGTCAGTCGGAACTATCATGTATTCTGCCATCAGCTTATCTCCCCCAAAAGAATTTTGGCGGCTTCGGCGTATTCTTCTGTTTCATTTCTGTCGTATGGAGGCTCACCATCATACTCAGTATATTGATATGGGCATGGGTAAACATCGACGGCATTTTTGAAGAACATCCCAGATTCTATTTGCCGAATCCATTTCCCGTCTGAGGAGTAGTGGCGCACACGGTCGACGCTGATTATTTCTTCAACAACCATATGTACCCTCCTCAAACAACTATTCCGTCATAAATGCGGAATCCAGTGACAACAACCGTTGCCATTGATTGACCATTGGCTGAACCGATTTGAATATTATTGGAGCGTACCGCTTCTCCCACTACCGGGGAGAACCACAAGGAACCATCGACATAGAACTCAGTCAAAGCGTAGTTATGTGATGCTCCCTTGTAATAATAATTTGTCGGTTTTGTTATGACTCTGAGCGTTTTGTTATCAAATGCCCCGACACTATTTCCATTATTTTGTGTTCCCCACTGCCCATAATAGACATTCCAGTTACTACCGCTTTGAAGAATAAATCCCTCAGAATCTGTCCACATCAGAAGCCGCCCATGTCCAGATGAAATTGTTTTGGATATACTTGTAATATCCATTTCATAAATCTTATTAGCGGTAAATGGCTGTGGAATCGAAACATAATCCGACGCAGAGGCAATCGTAATTCCAGATGAATTTTGTGTCGCATTGCCGCCAAGCGTAACAGATAACCCGGCAACGCTATCCGTAAGACCAGTGGTAAAGTTCCAACTATGCGTCAGCACCCTTTGCGCTTGGGCATTGAGAAGCCCCGTAATACCAGTCCCCATTGTGACGGTATCGCCAGAAAATACTGTATATTCACCCGCCGTGGAGATTGTTGTCCCGCCAGTCGGTATATCCTCAATCGCATCCGCAAACCCGTCCTGCGTGTATTCAATACTCGCCTGAGAGCCGGTCTTTTCACGAATAGCATCAGCAGTTGCATCAAGAGAAGCCTTCGGCACAATATAAAATTCATTTTCTGGCATTAGAAGCTCACCCCCACTGCTGTTGGGATTGCTCCCGTTTCATCTAAAACTAAATATCCATCTTCATCCTATTTAAATAAAACTGTAACACTAGTCGGTGCGCCTCCGCTACTACTAGCCGTACCAAGTGTTTTGACGCCAGCGGCATTGTAGAAATATTTGCCGCTGGCGACATCTGAAGCTGTGGCTGTAGTATCCGTAATATCAATAAGTACCGTTCCATCCGCGAGCTGTACCTTATTGTTTGCTAACTCGGGCATTCAGCCCACCTCCTTACGAAGCCACGGAGCCAATCGTTACAGTCTTACCACCGGCCGCATTATCCGAATAAACTACGGCGATAGAAGAAACAGTTACTTCACTTAAATAATTATAAGTTGGACTATCCGGACTAATTGTCTATGAAGTAAATGTAGGGGCTACTGTTTTTGTCTACGCGTTAGCACCTTCGGTGCCACTCATAGAACCAGTTACACCAAGAATTGTAATACCTTGGCGAATATTTGTTGCAATAATTTTTGATTGCTCTGCCGCAGCGATACTTACTTTACCAGTACCATCGTGATAGCCTTGAGGGATTGTATACTCCTATGCTTTACTAGTAATACTTCCTGTTACCGCGCCGCGGTTGGTCATTGTACCAGTATATGCGCTGCCTCTAGCATGGAAAGTCTTTCCTTGTAAAGCTTCGGCAATTAACAATGTATCATTAGTAGTATTACTATCAAAATCACAGGAACCAGTTACAGGCGCGCCGTTTGCGCCATGGGCTGTATAACCACTAAGAAGATGTGCAGCATCAACAGTATCTGATGTTAAGTCAATTAATATCGTACCATTGGCAAGTGCAACTTTGCTGACATAATCAGGCATTGATAATTCCTCCAATATAAACTGTTATTCCACCGGAAAGATTAGTTGTCCGGTTTACCTCAATTGCTTCAACCTCTACATCAGATGTCATCAATTTATTGTTTGTTGCCAAGAATTGATCTTCAAAAGAAGGTTTTACAACATAAGGTCCATTATAATAATTAGCGCTCATATCTTTGCTTAAAACACCTGTTAATGTTGGGTGCGCGCTAAGCTAAGCCTTTAGTGTAGGTTGAACAGATAATGTAGCTTTTAAATAACATTTCTAACAGGTATTAGTTGGCATATTAATATACCTCTTCTGTTAGAATTAGCTTCGCTTTATTAATAAAAGTATCTACATCTCCATTCGCATATGTCATTTCAATATCATAAACATACTCGGCGCAAGGAAGTGATTTTGTTTCAGCCGGATCAATTTGAAAAACCAAAGTATCAGTTGGTATATTTTTCAAAATTAAGGGCTCTGCATCGTTATAGCGGCGCTTCATAGCAAAACGTATATGATCTCCCTCAACTGGTGTATATGTATGGCCTGCGTAATCACTCAACGATAAAGTCACTCGTAACGTATCGCCTTTTGTTAATGTAATTGTTGACCCTTGAATACTGACCATGTATCAAAATCCTCCTATAAAATTATTACCTATACGGTCATAGACCGTTAAGGATTTGATACCATTAACGGTACGTTTACTTCACTTTATAAGTTACAAAAGTATAAATAGAATACAAAAAATTCATGCCTCGTGCTCAAATTTTTGGGTGTAATATTTTAAAAAAATGGAGGATATGGTTTTAATATTTACTTATTTATGGAAAAATATTTATCGCGAGGTATAGCTATGGTTTATAATCAAGATATAAACTTAGATTTAGATACACGCCAACCAAATATTATTATAGGCGCAAAATAGTATGATAATAATAGTCGTACTATTACTGCTACTATTTTAGAGAACGGAAAAGTTTTATCTATTCCTTCTAATGCGTTGGCTTCCTATAGAATTAAAAAACCAAATGGGCGTTTAAGCTGGAAAAATGCCGCGATTGATTATGACAAAAGTTAGGTAAAGATTATTCTTAATTCCGAAGATTTATCTACGAGCGGCCGCAATATTGTAGATGTGGTTTTAACCATTGGTTCATTCACATTAGGTACTACTAATTTTATTTTAGATGTCCAGTCTGCTCCAAATATAAATGATTTTGAACAAGATTCTGAGGCCTTAAGCCATTTAGAGGCTATTGTACAACAGGCTAATGATATGATCGAATAGGCTTAGGCATGGGCTGAGGGCAAACGTGGCGATAGCCCTGTTGTTGTAGATAATTATGAGGTCGGCGCCCCAGATGGCCTTTCAGTAAGCCTAAACTTTACTACTTTTAAAGCTAATATTACTCCTACAACAGCGGGTAGTACAATTACATATACTTTTACCTATGGTAGTAATGGGTGGGTTTATAGTTATAATGCAGAGACAGTAAATATGTCTAATTTAGGTTTTACTATTACTGCTTTATAGGAAAATAAACCTACATATGGTGATGTAATAACTGTAGTTGCTTCATATACGGATGCCGCATATTAGAACAATGCTAAATATTATGCAGAAGTCGCGGCCAGTGCGGCGGTGTCTTTGCAAAGTACAATTACTGCTGTAACTAGTAGTCTTGATACTAAATTAGATATTCCTGCATATTAGTCAAGTGCTCCATCAAATCCAAAAGTAGGAGATTTTTGGGTAGATAATGATGCGCAATTTATTTTAAATGGCGCAGTTATTAGTTCTGAAAATATTTAGACAAGTGCAGTTATATCTAGTCATATTGCTCCAAGTGCTATTACTGCAATACATATTGCGCCAGGTGCAATTACAAGCGCGGCCCTAACAACAGGTGCTGTAAATGGTAATGCAATTTAGGTATTAGCTATTAGTTCTAATCATATATAGGAATTTGCAGTATAGAGTAATCATTTAAATAATGGAGCGGTCACTAGTTATGCTATAAGTAATAATGCTATTCGTAGTGAGCATATCTTCCAAAGTGCAATTACTGCTGCCAAAATTTCAGCAGGAGAAGTTACTGCTGCAAAAATTGCAACTAGCGCAATTACTTCTGCAAAAATTGCGCAATCAGCGATATATGCTAACAGTCTTGCAAGTTATTAGATTGACTTAACGAAAATGAGTACTGATTTTATGAGAAAATTTGGTACAGTTACTTCTTCAGGTGGGTATTTAGAAATTAAGAGTTTAAACTCAACATATGCACGTGGTTTTATTTTATATGTTGGGAAAAATGCTCGTGGTTTAGTTGCATATAATATTGAAACAGATGGTACATCTACTGGTAGTGGAGTTATTGCAGGTGTTACTGGTTCGTCTGGAGTTACATTATAGACATTTACTAGTACTTAGACAGATAGTGGCCGTTTAAGATTAGTTAATAATACTAGTACTGCGTTTACAGGTTTAGTTATTTCATTAACTGGCTCTGTTAATGTTGGAAGTAATTAAATGATAAATGGAGGAAAATAAATGAGTGTTTTAAAAAGATGGACTGGTACCGAATGGGAAACCATTGGTATGGGCGCTAGTTTAGATATAAATGGCTTTAGTGCTGTTGCCTCCATAAATGGTAAAACAGGTACAGTTGTACTAGGGCCAGGAGACATTGCATATAGCTCAAGCGCAACATATTCTAATAATTCTATTGGAAAAACTGTATCTGATTTAGTTACAAATACAACTCCTATTATACTTACAGCAGATACATAGTTTCCTTATGTTGTGACTGCTTTAAATAGTGGAAGACCGGTATATGCAGAAGTAGAAAATGTCAGACACTATTTGATATATAAATATTTATAGACTACTGGTGGCACCATGTAGGCAATATTCGCTGCCGTGACTGGTTCAAATATTAGTATTGTTACTTATAATGGCACTGGAATGACACATACTACTACAAGTGTGGCAGATTCTAATTATTAGGCTACTTTTGGTACTACTACTTTGGACGAAATTAAAACAGCCGTCGCTAATCATAAAAATGTACAATGTAAAAATGGGAATTTAATTTATACTTTAGTATATCTGACAGATTCATATGCTTGGTTTATGTGTAGTTATGTAGACGGTGATGATAAGTTTAAATATAATGAACTTGTTTGTGCTACATCGGGCTGGACACAATACTTAAATGGTCCACTAAATAGTTGGAGTTTAGATTATAATCCAAATAATTCTCCCTATTATGACGAAGGTACAGGTGACCAATTAGAACCTACAAATACAGTAGCCGGAAAGCTCAAAGATTTAGATACTCGTGTAACTACTATGTGGCAAACAATTTATCCAGTTGGAGCAATTTATATATCATGTAATAATACTGATCCAGGATAGCTTTTTGGTGGTGACTGGGCACCGATTGAAGGTAAATTTCTATTAGCTGCAGATAGTACATATACTGGTGGCAGTACGGGTGGTTCTGCTGAGGTTACTCTTACTTCTGCATAGTTACCAAATATTACTGGTGATTTTCGTATAAGAACGGCAGGTACTGCTGGTAGTGCATCTACTATTACTTCGACTCACGGTATTGTTACAAGCGCTTTAGAAACAACATCAAATGGTAATAAAATTGATATATCTGAAGCCAGTGGAGGTAACAAATATTCACAAAAAGTAAGTATAGCCTTCGGTGCTAACTCTGCACATAACAATATGCCACCATATCTTGCAGTATATATGTGGAGGAGACTTGCATAATGAGAATTTTAGATATAAACAATAATGAAATTATTAATCCCGATTTAACGTTGGGGTATTTAATTGAAGATAAAATAGTATCTATTCATCACGATGCCATTCCTCCAGTTGAAGAAGTAGGCCATTATGAAGTTGTTCGAACATATCCTAATGGCGGGAGACTTTTGAATTGGATTGTCACTACACCTGGGTCTCCTGGATAGGAGGCATGGGATGAATACGAAGATATATATCGCTATATCTTATATACGCAAGAAGAACTTGATGAAATTGCAGCCGAATAGGCTCGTGAACAAGCAGAAGCAGAAGCAAAACGCCAGGCCGCGGAAGTCGTAGAATTAGTAAATGCTTTATTGGGGGTATCAGAATGACAAAACTTCAAGCTGCAGAGCAATTACGTCATGCACTTCAAATATTTGCTCAAACTCTTACAGATGAAGAAGCATTAGAAGTAGCTTGTGTTTACCCAGCATGGGAAGAAAATAAATCCTATAAAGTAAATACAATGGTTATCTATGGTGAAAACGCCGTCGGTGATCCACAACTTTATAGATGCGCGCAAGCTCATACCTCTTAGTCTAATTGGACTCCAGATATAACTGCCGCTCTATGGACTCCCATCGGTTTAGCTGATGATGGAATTGCTGTATGGAGCCAGCCTACTGGCGCGCATGATGCATATCGTATTGGTGATAAGGTTCATTATCCAACCGCATCTGATCCAATTTATATTTGTATATCAGATTATAATATTTATGCACCTGACGTCGCTGGTTGGGAGTTATTTACGTAACTCTTTAAAAAATTATAATCTTTTTATAAAAAATTTACTTTATAATGTAGGGAAGGATTGAGACAAATTGAGGAGTCTTTCTTATGGCTTATAATCCTAATACATTATAGCAATAGCTTCAAGATTTATCTCGACAATACCAATCACTTGTAGGTCAACAAATAGTACCTACACCTCAAGTTCAAATTCCTGTACTTCCACATCAAATTCAATATGTGGAAGGACTTAACGGAGCAACACTTTATCAAAATAATATGCCTTCAAATAGCTCAGAAATAATTCTCGACAAAGACGAAGACATATTTTATAAAGTGTCAAAAGATGCAAACGGAATACCAGCAAAGAAAATCATTAGATGTCGTTTCACAATCGAAGAAATACAATCGGATGAACCCGATTTCTTAACTCGCAAAGATTTTGAAGAATTTAAAGAAGAATTACGGCAAATGTTTAGCGCGCAATCCTCTACTCCACCGCAAGTGGAAACGAAATCCCTCAAAAAATCTTCGGGAGATGTGATGCATGAATAGTCTGTTTAATGGTTCCAACGCTTTGGCAAAATTATCGAATCTTGCTCAATCTGCTCCTACAAATAATGCCGCCCCATAGTCACCAAATCTTTTATTGATGGCTTTTGGGGCGGCTTTGCGTCATGAATCTCCATATGATTTTATGCAAAATTTAGCACAAACACACCCATTACTTAAATAGTATGATTTATCAAATCTTCCCCAGGCGGCGGCGCAAATCTGCCAATAGCAAGGGGTTGATATGCAATCAGTCGTTAATCAAATCGACAGAGTAACTTCATCATTTATGTAATCATCACGGTCGCGACGTGTTGAAATTTTATATTTTTTCAAAGGAGATTGATTATGAACGGTTCTTCTACTAGCTCGTTTTTCGGCTCTGATTGGCTCGGCGCGTTTTTAATCATCGCTGTCTTATTTGGAGGATTTGGCGGCTTTGGTTTTGGTAATCGCGGCAACGGCTTTGCTACTCCTGAATATGTTCAGAGTGTAGTGAACAATCAGTCAACTCAAACAGGATTGCGTGACATCCTTTTATCGTCCGCAAATAACAACTATGAAACCGCACAGCTCATTAATGGTCAGACTCGTGACTTAATGACTATGAATTACTCTAATCAAATTAATGTAGTTCAAGGTTTCAATGCAATTCAGCAGTCTCTTGCCCAGCTTGGGTATCAGATGGATCAGTGCTGTTGCAGTATCAAGACTCAAATGCTCCAGGATAAGTATGAGAATCTTGAGAATATGTATCGTACTGCCCAGAATGATTTGTCCAATGCTGCGCAGAGTCAGTACATTCTTAATGCGCTCGGCCGCTTTGTAGCATATCCTGCTGCAGCTGCCGCTGCTGTAACTACTGGTGGCTAATACATAATATAAGGGTGGGTATTTTATACCCACTCTTTTTTTGAGGGGAGATAAAATGCGAATAATTAAGTGCTTAACGGAGTATATCAATGAAGAGCTCCATGACGCGCAAAAATATGCAGAGAAAGCCCTAAAAGTAAAAGCTGACTATCCAGAAGTTGCAGAAGTTTTTGAAAATTTATCCAATGAAGAATTAAAGCATATGTATTCTTTACATGGATAGGTTACAAGACTTATTGAAAATTATAGAAAACTTTAGGGCGAACCGCCTGCTAATATGCTTGCTGTGTATGAATATTTACATGAGGAAGCAATTAAAAAAGAAAAAGAAGTTCGATTACTTCAACAAATGTATATGGAAAAATAAAAAGAAGCCCTTCGGGGCTTCTATTTTTAAAATTTGCTTTTTGCATAAAAATATGGTATAATATATATATAAAGGGGAGAATATATATATTATGGGTGATATTATGATAGAAATAGGTGTTCCTGTATATAAAGCAAGGGATACTTTACCGGATTTATTAGATACGCTTGTAGCTTAGACAAAAAAATCATTTTTTGTTTGTTTATCTATTGATGGCGATGGAGAAGATTATTCTGATATTATTAAAAAATATAAAGACCGCGGCCTTCGGATTAGAGTTATAAATTCAGAAGAAAACGGTGGCCCAGGCATTGCACGTCAACGAGTATTAGATACAACTTAGTGCGACTTTTTGATGTTCGCTGATGCTGATGATTTGATGCTGCCGCGCGCGGTAGAAGTTCTTTATAGAAAAATAGTGTCAGGTAATTATGATATAGTTAGAAGTGGTTTTATAAGAGAACACACAGATAATGAGGATCAAATTTTTAAATGCACTGATAATATTATTACTTGGTTTCATGGAAAAATTTATCGTGTTTCTTTTTTGAAAGCAAAAGGGCTAAGCTTTTTACCTGGCCTGCGCACTGATGAAGACGCATATTTTAATATGCTTGCATGGAATTGTACTGAAAATAAAGAATTACTTGATGAAATTACTTATATTTGGCGCGATAATAAAAACTCCATAACAAATAAAGAAGGTTAGAAAAATTATTTCATAAACCATCATATGGATTATATTCACGGTCAAGTAGAGGCATTAAAACGTATTTTTACACTCATACCAGAAGTACCAACTCTTTTAATTACTTTGGAATTAATTAATATTTACTATCACTATATGAAAGCGAGATTTTATAAATGTGATGAAAAAGAGATGGATGATTGTATATCTTCACTTCGAGATTTAGCATGGATGAAAGTATGGATTAAAGGTGCATAGAACTGGGTTGATGTTATAAGCAATATCAAACCAGGTGACATTTATGATGGGCAATATGTTGTCTTTTATGAAGAGACATTTAATTTATGGGCTGTAAGATTATTAGCAACTGATTGAAAGGGGATTTAAATGAAAGGATACGCTGGGGGAATAGATTGGATTAACGCAGAAAGTATGCGTTATTGGAGTTTTCCTTCATCTTATAAAGGTGATAAAAAAGCAGAAACTCGCAACATGATATTTTCTGGTGATTATTGGGGTGCACTCAAAGTAGATGGTTATTATGAGCGTCTCATTAAAGATGAAGATGGCAATTATTTCATGATCGCGCGCAGCAAAAATGTAAAAGGCGAAGCTGTTGAAAAAATTGAATGGGTGCCGCAGATTCATGATTTTATGAAAAGTTTGCCAAATGGTACTGTTCTACTTTCTGAATGTTATTTGCCTGGCAACGAGGGGTCACAAAAAATAACTGGACTTTTGGGATGTTTAAAAGAACGTTGTATCGCGCGGCAGGCCGCAGGGCAAAAACTTCACTTCTACATTTTTGATATAATGGCTTTTGATAACGAAGATAAAACTAAAACGCCACTCGAAGATAGAGCTGAATTACTTTGGTGTCTTTCAGGTGATGAACATTATAAAAGTGATTATGTCGAATGGGCTGAATATTTTGGCGGTGAAAGACTTTGGAATGAACTTCAAAAAGCACTCGCAGATGGCCGCGAAGGTATGGTCATCATGCGCAAAGATGCTCAAGTTTATTTTAAACGGACGCCCGCGCGCGTGAGTCTCAAAATAAAGAAAGAACTTAGAGAAACCATTGATTGTTTCTTTACAGGGCGCGCAACCGCTCCTACGAAAGACTATACAGGTAAAGAAATTGAAACCTGGCCTTATTGGGTGCATCAAGAAACTAATGAACGGCTTCCAATTGGTAATCATTACTATGAAGCTTTTATGGAAGGTAAGCCATATATCCCAGTAACAAAACCATTTTATAATCATTGGGCTGGATCATTAGAGATTGGTCTCATTGATGACGCCGGCGCAATAATAGGTATTGGTTATTTAAGTGGCTTAACAGATGAAATCAAATCCAACTATAAAGATTATCAATATCGTGTCATCGAAGTAGGTGCTATGCAATTGACACCAGATGGCGCCTTACGACACGGAAAAATGTTGGGATGGCGCGACGATAAGCTATGGAAAGAATGTAGCCTTTTACAACTTAAAAATCTTTAAGAGCAGATTAATGTCTGCTCTTTTTTTGAGTTTCGTTTTAAAAACTTTACTTCATAATATGAGCAAAGGTGAAGATAAAATAGAAAGTCTCCTAAAGAAAAAATAGGTTCGGTATGTCAAAGAAAAAACTTTTCCAGCTCTTCGGAATGGAAAATTACGCTTTGATTTTTATTTGCCCGAAACCCAAACATTAATTGAAGTTGACGGCGAGTAGCATTTTAAGTTTACTGATTATTTTTATAACTCAAAAAAAGAATTTAATCACGCAAAGCAAAATGACTATTATAAAAATTCTTTCGCTTTATCTCACAATTACAAGCTATATCGTATACCTTTTTGGGAATTACCAAACATTTAGCATTACTCTGATATTTTTCAAACTAAATTCCGAGTAACAACTAAATGGTGGAATGATTAGATCTATCGCAAGTATCTATCGGAGGGACATCGTAAATGGATGTAACAGCAATTGCCAACTGGATTATTCTTATAAGTGCAGTTATAGTAGCGGGGAAGACTATATATACATTTTTCAAGAAACCAGTTGATTCAGTATCGTAGGCAATTAAAAACAATGAAGAGTAGCATATTAAAGAGGTGTTATAGGCCGAAATGCCTAATCTTCTTTCTAAGAATTGTGAGCCAATTATGGCTTCTTTAAATGAAATTAAAGAAATGACTTTAAGCTAGGAAGAAAGATTAGAGCAAATGTAGAAGTCCTTAGACTTGCTTAATGTATCACAACTTGATATGCTTCGTTATAACATGAATCGTTTATACTATAAGTATCGTCCCTATAAGAAGATTCTTGATGCTGATAAGCAAGCTTTTATAAAATTATATCACGACTACAAAGATATGCATGGTAATACCTGGATTGACTCATTATACAATGAAGTGGTAGATTGGCCTATTGTCGCATCACAGGACGAACTTAAAAGTTGACAAATGTTTAAAAATATGATATAATATATACATAAGGAGGAAATCTACTTATGTATATATTTTTTTATCTCTCAATTCTTATATTTATTATTGGACTTATCTTCTTTATTATAGGAGTCAAAAAACAACATAAAGATTTAGAAACTTTAAAATAGGAGAAGCAACACTATTTAGACGCCGAGGCCGGCGCGCTACTTAAGAAATGTGAAAATCTTTAGCAAGCATAGAAGCAATTAGAACTTTAGCGTGATGCCATAGTACGGGAATAGGCAATTGAAAGGTAGCATTTAGAAGAACTTCGTGAGCATAGTCGTGAGTTACTCTTATCTGAACGAGAACGTATTGATACAGAGATAAAAATGACGCGTCGTCAAAAAATGGAAGAACTACGAAAGGAATATGACGATTAGCGCGTTCTTTTAGAGCATAATTTTCTTTAGCGGCGTGATGATATTAATGAATAGCTTGAGGCTTGTTAGAGTGAATTAAAAGCATTTTAGGATATTTAGGCTTCTATTAATGAGGCGGCGCGTCGCAAACGTGAAATGGAAGAAAATGAAATTTTCTATTCTCTCGATATATCTGAAAATGATTAGGAAGATATAGCTATTTTATAGTCAATGGATACTCGACTTCATAATAGAGATGTAATGCCAAAATTAATATGGGAATTATTTATACGGCGCCCAACTTAGGAAATGATTAAAAGAGTTGTTGGTAATGGCAAGACTAGTGGTATATATAAAATTACTTATAAAAAAACTGGAGAAGCCTATATTGGAAAGACAACAGATTTTGCTACGCGATGGACCAATCATATAAAAACAGCCATCGGACTTGATGCGGCCGCGCGGGCCACAATTCATAATCGAATGGCAAAAGATGGTATTTGGAATTATACTTTTGAAATATTGGAACGGGTAAATAAAGAATCACTTGCCCAACGCGAAGCTTATTATATAGATTTATATGGAACGAAATCATAGCTTAATATGAAAGAAGGAAATAAAAATGGAACTTAGTAAACTTTAGGAACAAATAGTAAATGCAAAAGAAGATAAAATTATCGTGCTTGCCGCAGCTGCAGCTGGTAAAACAGCAGTACTTACAGAGCGGGCGCGCAAACTTCTACGTGATGGAGTAAATCCATCAGATATAGCTGTTATTACTTTTACAAATCTGGCGGCGCAAGAATTGCGTGACCGCCTAGCAGACGATTATAAAGATGGAATATATATAGGAACGATTCATGGTTTAGCCAACAAATTTCTTTTAACCCACGGAATTAATACGGGTAAACTTATTGAAGATGAAAAATTTGATGAATTTTTTATACTTTTATAGAAAAATCCATCTTGTGTAAAACATATACCTATTATTCTATTAGACGAAGCGCAGGACTCGTCTTGGGGAGAATTTAATTTTATCTTTAATATGATACAGCCAGATTAGTTTTTTGTCTGCGGTGATGTGCGACAAAGTATTTATGGTTTTCGTGGTGCATAGCCTTAGCTTTTAATGGAATTGGCAGAAGACTCTGGTGCAACACTTTACGATTTGAATGAAAATTATCGTAATGGCGCTAATATTTTATCATATGCAAAACGCATACTCGCGCGCGATGGCATGAAAGATTCATCTATAGCCATGCGTCAAGGTGGTACTGTATATGAAGGTCCATGCGATGTAGAAAATATCGTTAAATGGATAGAGAAGCATGGCACCTTTAAAGATTGGGCAATTCTTTGTTCAACCAATGATGAAATTAAATGGCTTATGGAAAAATTAGAGGACCATGATATTCCAACGATTACCTTTAAGCAAGGAAAAATGACAAAAAAATAGTTAGAAACCGCTATGAAAGACAATGTTGTAAAAGTCTTAACACGTCATTCAGCTAAAGGTCTAGAGTTTCCTTATGTAATTGTTTATAATCCAAGTTGGTGGGGAAAAGAAGCGAGGCGCGTAAATTACGTTGCCGCAACGCGGGCGCGCGATGTATTAATGTGGCTTGAACCACCAAAAAGAAAAAAGACAAATAATAAATATTTTGGCACAGACTAAGCTGTGCCAATTTTTATTTTTCTGGAAGTTTAAGTACGTCACCTGGATGGATAACGCTTGTAACTTTCATATTATTTAATTTAACAATTTCGCCGTATCGCAAACCATTGCCAAGCTATTCTTGTGCAATTTTCCAAAAACTATCGCCACCTTTTACTGTATATAGTCTTTCACCTGTTGACTATTCTGGTGTAGCGGGCGCTGAGGCCGTATTTTGGATTATGAGGTCGCGCGCAGAGACTGGACTCATAATACTATTGGTGCCTGATACGTTTTTATTTATTACTACTCTATCATTTGATACACTTAATACAATCCATACATCATCCAATACAAATTGAGGTACAGAAATAGATGTATTATAATACTTTGCGCCAGCCTTGACTTTAACCTTATCTCCAGCTTGAATAGTAGTGTGAGTTGTAGTAGAGTGAGATGAAGGCGAAGTTGGAGTAGTCTCAGTTGTAGTCTATGTTACAATACTCCATCTTGGACGACCAAACCCTGCAATAATTTTATTACCTTTATTATAAGTAATACGCATTACCTAATCGTTAGCATTACCTTCAATTGTAGTAAGAGAGGTCCAGTTCTTTCCTGAGCCAGTAACAGTTTCAACAATACCTGTGTGGTTTATATCTCCACTATAATAGAAGAAAATCTAATCTCCGACTTCGGGATAATCATAAAATGCGCCATTATTTTTGTAATAAGCTGCACTTGTTTTACATAATGCTGAGCCGCGGCCAACCGTTTGATACGTCATAGCCGCACCCTATTGCATTGTAAATGCATGAGTAAAACAATAATCAACGAAAACATCACACCAAGGTTGATTTTGAAGTTCCCATCCATAGAATTGGTTATCCCAACTATCTTTTGCATATTTAATATAATTATTATAACCTTCTTTATAGCCAATTTCGGCACGAGCGACAGCTAATAATTTTTTCTTTGCTTGGGATTTAGTCATACCAGTTGTGGTCGTTGTAGTTGTGGTTGATAAATTTTTATAATGTTTTTGAGCATATTCGTATCTAACTGTTAAATTTTTAACCAAAGGATTTTCCCATTGATTTAATAATACAGCAGTTAAATGATGTAAATCATTACTACTTTTTAGCTATGCCCATATACTACTAAAATCTTCTTTTAGCTCTTTAATCAAAAATGCGACTTGCATTTCTGTATCACCAATAGACTTATTATTGGATTGAGCATAATTTAATAATTTTTGCTTTCTCGTATAATATGTCCATTGAGCCAATCCGTAACCAGCGCTATCGTGAATAAAATTATTATAAGTTTTATTATCTACAGCTTTGGTATATGATGCATCACTCATTCCTAGCGCGGTATTATAAGAATCCTATAAGTTATTGGAAACAAAACCGCTTTCTGCTTCAACATTACCCAAAACAGCGCAAGCTCCTTCTTTGGTAGTGCCTGCTTTGAGCAACTATTCATATAAATATTTAATTGTCTCCTAAGATGTCATCTATTGAATATTCCTCCTCCGCTGCGCGTTGTAATTCCATTAATTCTTTTTGTGATTGTTCATATTTTTGCTGTAGCTCTTGTTCACGAGCGCGTGTCTTTGCAGTTTTTATCCATCCCATAAAACCGCATTCTCCAGTTACAGCTACAAAGAAGCAGGTACATAATGTATCTGGTATTCCACCAGTTATCATATATGTCCAATACATTAATCCAGTAAAAATAATTACTGTAATATATAAAAGAATCAGAATAAAATCCATCGTTTTCTTTGCCATTGTATATTCCTCCATATATATAAGTAGAGAAAATTAGACAAAAATATAAAAAGCAGGAGTTAATCCTGCTTTTAATTTATAAATATTTTATAAAATTCTTCAGCACTTTGAGCGAGGTCATCAAGTGTACTATTATTTTCAACTATAAAGTCATATTGATAATTTTCTATTTCATCATCTGCATGATTTCCATAAATTTTACCACCCGGCCGCCGTATAAGTAGAGTCACTACGGGATAATGTATACTTAAACCATCTACCAGTCGAGCAATTTCATGCGGTTCTCGACAATGAATAAAAACAAAACCTGTATCTTCAACTCCATATTGTTGTAATTGTTGATAAAAAGCGTTAGCCTTTTGAGTTACATCTTTAAAAGGAATATCGCCCCAATATGTAGCTATGTCTTTGAGATCAGATAAGTATTTTCTACTTAAATCATCTTTTTCTTTATTCCAACCAAGTTTTGTAGCAATTTCTTTGATGTAGTCTACAGTTGAAATATTAAGTACATGGTCCTGACCGGCGCACTATATAAAGTCTTCTACAAAAGTATCTTTGCCACTACCACCGCGACCATTTATAATGATAATAGTCATTTGCCGTAATACTCCTTATAAATTTTAACCATTTCTTCCTCAGTAATGTCATAGTTTTTTGCTACTTCTGTTAGAAGCATTTTTCGTTCTTCTGCATTACAATTATGCGCCTCGCTTGAAGCAAGATGCTCTGCGCAACTTAAAGGAAGCCTACGGAGAGGGCGCTCTTTCCATTTAAATTTAAGAAATTTAAAAAGTCCGCCATAAGGTTCAGCATATACATGCGTTTTTCTTACAAAAGTAGCCGCGATAAGAGCCAACCGTGTAAAGAGTAAATCATAGATGCTTTTTGAATCCAATTGCTGTAGGATAAAATAATCATATTGTCTTTCAGCAGTAACAATACGAATAAGTGTTTCATGGATAAATCTATCCCATTGTATATTACGTTTATTCATCCAATACCTCCAGGCCACATACCAGCCAAATCCAGAATATACAAAAACAAAAAACTATTGTCATCAAAATTTCATTTACTTTCGCTTTCATTTTATTTCTCCCTTTCTAATTTTCTACTTATAGTATACCACAAAATTTTAAAAAAGTCAAATCTCTTACCTTATTAAAGCCATTCCCATATGTACCCACCACTAGTTTTTGACTATCCATTGCATACGCGTCTAATACCTGAGGCGCTGATCCCTGTTTCTCTACTCGCTATACTTGCCGCAGGGAAAGTTTGTATTAATTCATGTTTTAAATTAAATTGGCCAACCTTTTTACCAGCGTTACTATTTCCCATGGGATTATATAATCCTGCCGCGATAACATTTTGAATATTCATACCACCAACTTTTGCTTTATCTTTTATAATAGTTTTATCTAAATTTTTCCATTTATCATAATTTTCTTTCATTAATTCATTTGTAGGGCGTTTTTGTCCTCCTTTGGTAGAATTATATCCATTATAATAGCTATCAAAGTAATTAATCCAATACATTTCTCGTTCATCAGCACCCTCTAATGTGGTTTCTTCTAGTAGTTCAATATTAAACTTATCTATGCCATAATAAATTAACATTCTATGAAAATACGAAAAGTCTTGTTTTTCACCACGGATAGACTATTTAGCTTCTCGTATATGTTCTTTCAAACGATAATCAATTGTTTTGTTAGTTTGTCCAATATAACTTTCCTATGTTTCTGTATTATAAATTCTATATATAAGCATTTTATTAACCTCCTTGATTCTATATATAAGTAATATTTTATATAAATAAATATAATTTTTTGATAGAATTAAATATACCATTTTATATATTTAAATGTACACGCGAGTATATCATAATTTTTTAAAATTTTCAAGTTTTAAAGAAAGAAAAAAAATTTGAAATTTTTTAAAAAAAGTGGTATAATAAAGGTAGAATAAGAAAGGAGTATTATAAAATGGATAACTATACAGAAAATATTACATTTTCCTATGAAGTAAACGGTGATGCTAAGACTGAGCATGAAATGTATTTGTCATACAGTTTTCCAGGTGGGATGAGCATAGCTGCTTTTCATCGAGCCTGCAAACGCTTTGGATACGCTTTGGGTTTTGCACAGAAAAATATTGAGGAATATTTTGGTGAAGATTCATATGATGATTGGGAGTGAGAAAAATGAATTTCCTTGTGCGTGGAGATACGCACGGGCGCTTTACATGGATAGACCAGCTCGATAATTATATTCCTCAAGAAACATCTATTATAATCCTTGGTGACGCCGGTTTTAATTTTTATCTCAATAAGAGTGATAATAAATTAAAGCACTGGGTAAATCAGCGTGGGTATACATTATATTGCCTACGTGGTAATCACGAAGCGCGGCCGAGTGATGTACCTGGAATGGTTATGTGGCATGATAATACTATTAAAGGTAATGTATACATTCAATTGGAGTACCCCAATATTCGCTATTTACTTGATTGCGGATTTTATCAGTTTGGTCCGTATAAATGTCTGTGTATTGGAGGAGCCTATAGTGTTGATAAGTATTATCGACTCGCGCGCTTTGGATATACAGATGAAACAAATATTTCTAAACAAAGTGGGTGGTTTAATAATGAACAGCTTACTTTGATTGAAATGGCTAAATATGGTTCTTTTATTGCTAACCAAAAAGTAGACTTTGTATTTACTCATACATGTCCATTAAGCTTTCAACCTACTGATCTGTTTCTTAATTTTGTAGATCAATCTAAAGTAGATAGCTCTATGGAAAAATGGATGGAGTCTATTAAAGATTCTTTTAAGTGGAATATTTGGTGCTTTGGTCATTATCATGCTGACCGTATAGAGCGGCCGCACGTAGAGCAATACTTTAATGATATAGAAGAATTGGATGTTATTTATGAACGTTGGAAAAAATATGACGAAACTGGTGAGTTAGATTGGTGGCTAAATAAAAGTCCTAATTTTTATATGGAGTAATAAATATGGAAGGAATCACTATTTTAGCACAAAAAACAATAGATGTAGTCATAGATCATACATGGGGATTTACTGGTATTAGTATTTTGGGAATTATTTTAATAGCTATGGGAATATTATGTAGTACTGTGATGATATGTGATAAAGACATTGATGGTTTTGGATTAATAATGTGCATTATAGCAATTGGTCTAGGTATATTAACATTTAGACTAAAGTCAGTTAATGAAAAAGTCACTGAATATAAGGTTTTAATTAGTGACAGTATAACGTTTAATGAATTTTATGAAAAGTACATTATTGAAGATAAAGAAGGAGAAATTTATACTATTCGAGAAAAGACCACAGTGGAAAAAGGTGAGTGAAATGTAATGAATGAATATTTAGTAACAACTTTATTTTTAGATAATACAAAGAGTGTACCAAAATCAGTAGCGAAAACATATGATTATATCATAAGTGATTCACTCTTTAGTCAAATCGAAGTTGGTCCATCCGCTGGAAGTGATGGGACGGCAGTATATTTAACCAGTTATAATATACAAAATACTGATGGTTATGATTATCGTGGCTCTAAAGTCGTTTTCTTAATGGTTAAGCCATACAAACCAGAAAAAGGTGATAATTTAATAGCCCTTAAACGTATTTTAAAAATTACAAATAAAGAAGAAATTGTTTGTTTAACATCACATTTTAATAAACAACTATTACCAATTATAAATGAGAAAAGTAGGAACGGTTGGTATTTATCAAAAACTAATTTATTATCGGGGGCTTTATTTAATGCGGTAGGTGATAAGATGATAACAAATGGTATAACAGCAGATAAACTCAGCAGTTCCAATTGTTGTTGTACTTCTAGTACAAGTAATACTATTTCTGGTTCTTGGATTAATACAGGTACTAGTACAGGAGACGTATTAAAATATAATAGTAATAGTAATTGGATAACCACAACTCCATATACTACAACTGATTGGACAGTTACTCTTGGTAACTATCCAACACAATCAGAAGTAGATGAAATTAAAAAACGTCTTGATAAATTGGAAAATAATAAAAAGGAGAATAAAAAAATGTTTGATAGTCTTACAAAAAATTTAAAGTGTGGCCGCGCGCAGGATGTTCGTCTTTCCATCTATGGTCCTGCATTTAAGGGAGAAGATGGAAGTTGGTATTCTGTAGATACTGATGGTGAACTAACCGATGTATCTGACCTCTTGTTCGATATGGATAGCTATTGCTATATGATGCCCGTAGCTAAGAATACTATCAAGGAAGGAGATTTTATTCTCCATAATGGGCATTGGATTAAAGTTATTGAGTATGATAACGGATGTGTAATGAACGCAGTAGATATTTTTAATAAGCAATTCGTTGTACCTACCGTAACAAAGTCTCCATTTGGCTTTGAGTTCTATACTAAGCTCGTGCAGATGCTTGATTTTTCTAAGATGCCAATTAGTGCAGAGAACCCATTCGGCATGATGCCAATGATGCTTATGATGAACAATAAAAATGATAAGGATATGCTTCCTATGCTTATGATGATGGGCATGCAGAATGGAAATTTTGGATTTGATATGTCTAACCCAATGATGATGTGTCTTTTGATGAAAGATAAGGGAGATAATAATGATTGGCTGCTTCCTTTTCTTCTTATGAGTCAAACCAAAATAAATCAGGAGAGTAAATAATGAAAGCATATCTTGCAGGTTCTATCTTCTATTACGGGGATGAACTAAGAAATACTGTTTGGGCCGCAAAATTGCGCGAAGCTTTTCCAGAGATGGATTTGTACAGCCCGATTGAGAACACTGACATTAATGGGCGCGAAGGTAAGAAGAAGTTTGGTAGCCCAGCAGACATCGCGCGAGCTGATAATGAAAGGCTTGATAAGTCTGATATTTTGATTGCGTGCATTGATGGCGATGTACTTCCCAGCGGCACGTGTGCAGAAATTGGGAAGTTCCACGAAAAAATTGCCAACGGCGATAATAAACTTTTAGTTGGTATTTGTACCGATAACCGCCAGTGCTGTCTTACTTGGAGTGAAGCAAAAGATGTGGGCGGCCGCGATATTGGTGCCCAGCAGTATAGTTATCAGAATATCTATGTAACTGGTCTTATTAAAGAGGTTGGGTATTTGGTAACTGATATTGACCAAGCAATCGAAAAAATTTTTAGATGGATAAATGGTGAGTAAATGATTTATAAAGTAGATGATAGAGTTCCTTTTGGTAAACTCTTACTATTTGGATTACAAATAATGCTTAGTTGCTTTACAGCAACAGCATTAATTGCGTAGATATGTGGCGTGCCGCTATCTGGCGCATTTTTGGGAGCTGGATTTGCAACTGTTTTATATGCAGCACTAACCCATTTTCGTTCTCCTATGTTTATATCTAACAGTGGCGCTTTTGTTGCACCGGTTCTCGCGGCCTTGGCGGCCGGAGGATATACTGCAGTTGCAGTTGGCGGTGTAACAGCCTGTTTGGTATATTGTATCTTTGGTGTCATTTTTAGTCGTATTGGCGTTGATAAACTATATAAGTTTATGCCAAGGGTTTTGATAGGTAGTATTACTGTTGTAATTGGTATAAATCTTATGGGATTTATTACTGGTTATATTGGTGATACAGGGAATCTTGGAGTAATGATTGCTTTCGTTACTGTTGCAGCGATTGCACTTTCCAGCCATTACCTTAAAGGTACACTTTCATTGTTCCCATTCTTAATAGGAACTCTTGTGGGTTATATTGTATCCATTCCATTTGGTCTTGTAGATTTTTCAAAATTTCAAGGTATTGGACTTTTTAGTATGCCCGACTTAGCCTGCGCGCATTGGACTGCGGTTAGCTTTAAGAGTTTAATTCCTGTTATTGTACTTTATATTGCTTTTACAATTAGTGCAATTTGTGAATGTTTAAGTGACCATGCAGTACTTGGAAATATTATTGGTGAAGATTTATATAAAAATCCTGGTCTTTCGAGTATCTTTATTGGTGAAGGAATAGCAAACTTGTCTACTGCATTTTTCGGCGGCCTGGGCGCATGTAGCTACGGAGAAGGCGTGGGCGCTGTTGGATTTAGTAAATGTGCATCTGTCAGTGCTACATTAATGGCTGCTTTGATGATGATGGCACTTGCGTTTCTTGAGCCAGTGCAAGCCTTTATAAGTTCGATTCCATCCTGTGTTATTGGTGGCGGCACAGCTTGTCTACTTTATGGCTTTATTAGTGCAAGTGGTATTAAAACATTAAAAAATGTTGATTTGGATAATCAAAAGAATTTGATTATTTGTTCTGTAGTATTGGCGCTTGGTATTAGCGGTATTGTAATTGGTAATGACGTATTTAGTTTAAGTGGTACAGCTTTAGCATTAGTAGCTGGTATTATATTGAATCTTGTTTTGAAGGAGAAAGAAAATGCTTAAGTTAAAGGTAACAGAAGAATGGCGTTGCGAAGACAAGAATGAGGCCGAAGCTTTTATTAAGGCAGCGCGCGAAGATAATGGATATACTGTTGTAAAAGCAGGTTATACCCATAAGGAGAAAAAGGCGAAGGGTGAAGTTATAGACGAATGTGAGGTTGTTTCTATTACGAAACTATATGCAACAGTATGGAACCTGTAAATGCTCATACACGCATTTAGCCACCTATACATTTTTTATAGAACCCTGAAGATTGTAAATATTATAAAAATGCGGATTGTCTTGGCGCGCGAGTCATTTCTAAATGCGCGCCAGATGACTGTAAGGATTTTTTAAATGCGAATTTGCCGCAAGTGATTACGCTTTGCGGCTCGACGCGTTTTAAAGATTATTTCTTTGAAGCGGCGCGCGACCTAACTCTCCAAGGATGGATTGTTTTAATGCCTGGTGTTTTTGGGCATTCTGGCGATGAAATTACTGACGAGCAAAAACAAAAATTAGACGAACTTCATCTTGAAAAAATTAGATTATCTAATGCAGTTTTCGTACTTAATATAGGAGGATATATCGGAGAATCTACGTAGCGGGAAATTGATTTTGCGTAGGCACGAGATATACCAATCTACAAATATGAATGAAGATTATTTGGAGTTTAGTTTATTAGATGTGGATGATGACAGTTTCTTAAAAGCAGAGGAAGAAATCATTTGTCGGCATTGTAAATTAATTTCATATATCGAATTTCAAGCGCAAGAAGACGCAGAAGTCATAGATTTTTCTAATTACAATTTTTAGACAAATGAAGGATACGTCTTATGGAGTTGCTATTATAAAGAAAAAGGCATTAATGAGCTAACTATTAATAGCGACTGTATGGTAAGTCAAGCAATTTTAGAAGATGGTACTAGTGAGTTTTACTGGTGGCCAGCTGGAACAATTACATTTTTAGGAGAGTCAGAATGAATTACGTTTAGTTAATTGCATTATTATGCGCAGTCTTAGCGATTGCAGTTCCTTTTGGAGTAAAATTTTACAAAACAAGTCAATAGTTAATAAGAGAAAAGAATTGGCCTCGTTTGGTTACAGCTGTAAGTCATTATATGGAGCAAGCGGAAAGTTTGTTTGAACATGGAGCAGATAAAAAGGCTTGGGTTTTAACAATGATTCAGACAACCGCCGAAGAAATCGAATATGATTTAACAGAGGAAGATATGCGCAACTTGAGTGATTTAATTGATACTCTATGTGAAATGTCTAAGGTTGTAAATGTAGAAGAAAAAGAGGAAGAGGAAGAAGCAGAGGCCGTTGAATAAAATTCAACGGTCTTTTTTTGACTTTTTTAAAAATTTATGGTATAATTATATTAGAAAATGAGATAAGGAGGTAATCATATGAATCGTTTGATTGTCGTTGCTATTGGAAACAAAGCTGAAAACAAGATTAGCTTTAAGGTTGCAAATGATTCGAAGGCGGCGCTTCGTATGGTTACACAGGCGCATGAGGATGGACTTGTAACTGCAGTAGGAGCAATTACCTATAAATATTCTCGTGAAAAAGCATATGCTCAACTGCGCGCAAGTCTTCGTAAAAAGATTTTGGAGAAAGTCGGAGTTAAAATTTGATTTTTTCTAAAATTCGTGGTATAATTATTATAGAAAGTTGAGGGAAGTAAAAGAGCAAAAGCACCTCAATCTTTAGGGCGGTGGGTAAATTGGCCCTCGCAGTTAGTGGGACAAAGTAAACAAAACCCACTCGAATGTGCGCGAAATGCTAAGTATCGCGGCAGGGATTATATATGATGGGTGTAGCGAAAAATAGTCGAAAAGTACCTACACCAAAGGCGATTGTTCCGTCCTTTAAATCTTTTGTACGGGGCGCGATTACAGCAGGCTTAGCACTGGAGAATTACTGAAAACGTACAAAAGTAAATACAATTTCGCCAGGGTGGTTAATGGCAACGAGGCGTGGTCCAAGTAGCGAAAGCGGAGCTTGGTAAGTAGCGAAATGTATTTAAAAAGAAGTTGGGAGGTCTACCTTTCTACCTCCCCTAACTTCTACGAGGTAACCCTCCCAATGGCCGTAGTGCAAGGCGGCAGAATCGGTGAGACAGGCCTATGGCAGTAACGTCAAGACCGTGAAGTGGTGAGCACATCGTATAGTGAGACGAGAGGTAACGTGAACCACCGTACAATCGCGCGCCGTAAGTTGGCGGTCCGGTAGACTAAGCCGGGTAACAACAAAGCCCCTAAGGGAGTCATGACCTTTTGGAATAATGGATAAGGAAAGGGTCCATGCAAAGATGCGATTCTATACAATAGTGGAGCAGAAACTATAAATGTCATCTGCCGGGTAAGGCCACAGTACCATAAGTTAAGGTTGAGTGGCGGCCATCTATCGGGTCTAAAAGATAGAAAACTTATCGAAATAACCGAAACAGTAGAGAAGAGAAGAGGATAATAGGTCGCTAGCTCTTACTTGGAGTGGCTAACCAAGAGACTGCGGGACTCTGCGCCGCCGCACGCTGGAGTAAGAAGTAGATATGGGGAGAAATCCCGTCATGTGACGGGCGCATGACATAAATAAAGAAAAGCCCGTTTTATATGGGGGATTGGTGTTAGTGGCAAGCATTTCTGACTTCCAATCAGACGGGGCCGGTTCGAATCCGGTATCTCCCTCCATAGACCCATACAGCAAAACTGTAGAAATGCAATAAAAATATATTGGATATTTATGATTACATTTATAAGGGTCTAGTTTATATGGGGCAGTATCCCAATCGGAAGAGGAAGCGGACTTTCGTTTTAAACGATGAGAGCGCGCGGATGTGAAAACGTCGCGTGGATGCTGGCTAATTCGGCGAAAGACTCTACGAGTTAACGCCGAGCTAAAATTTGGAAAACACTTCAAAAAAATATAGTTGTGTCTTCCATTTTCTACTTTATAGTAGAACGGAGGATAAGAAATGAGAACTGATATTTTAGAGAAGCGTGAGCAAATTCTTACATGGATTAGTGAGAATAGGTCAAAAGCATACATGGCCCGAGAGTTAAAGTGTAAACAAGAGACATTATCTAAATATTTAGATAAGATGGGGATTGTTTATGCTGGTAATCAAAGCGGCTTAGGTACTACAAAAGCAAGTCGTCATAAACTAAATTTGATTGAATACTTGGCAACAAGTCAAGATATTCAGTCTAATAAAGTAAGAATACGTTTGCTAGAGGAAGGATACAAAGAACATAAGTGTGAGTGTTGTGGTTTAACAACCTGGTTAGATAAGCCAATTCCTTTGGAATTACATCACATTGATGGCAACCGACACAATAATACTATTGAAAATTTCATGCTTTTGTGTCCAAATTGTCATGCTTTTACTGACTCATATCGTGGTAAGAATAGCGCCAAATAAATGTGTAGAGACTATATACCAGCCTCCTAAGGATGGCGCGCCGTCTATGGAGAAGACATAGTCCAGACTACAACGCAGTAATGCGGCTATGGTGACATAGAGTAGTAAGAAAATCCGTACAGTATGGGTTCGAATCCCATTTGCCCTACCAGTTTTATCTTGAGGTATTGTCTATGTCTGTATCTCTTTTTGTAACCCTTTTTGTGGGCGGTGGGTTTGTAAATATTCTTCTAACCCAAGCAATCAAATAGTTTTATTACAATAGAAATGAAGCGGCAAGTCCTAATGTAATTGCACTTATAAATGCAATTATTGTTGGCGGTGGTGGAACCGCCTTTGCTTATTCTTTATTAGGAATTGAATGGTCGCTAAATAATATTTTATGTCTTATTGCGATGATGCTATTTGTTTGGATGGGAAGTATGATTGGATATTCCAAAATTTTAGAGACTTATCGCCAATTTCGTACTTGGTAGATGCAGGTAAATTAGGGAAAAGATATAGTTGATGCAACGCAAGAACTCGTAGATAAAGTAAATAATAAAGAAAATGAATGAAATGCGGCTTGGGTAACGATGCCTAACCCTGTAAGTGGTGGATACTGGAACCATAACCGTTTTTATGTGGGTGTAGTACAATGGCAAGTGCGCGGCCCTGCCATGGCCGATATGAGGGTTCGATTCCCTTCACTCACTCCATATGGTCGAGTAGCTCAGAGGGTAGAGCGCAGGTCCGAAGAACCTGGCGTCGGGATTTCGATACTCCCCTCGACCACCAGGTAGAATTGTCTACCAAAAAATAAAAGGAGAAAACAAAATATGAGAAAATTTCTTGCAGTATTAATGGCTTTTATCTTGTGCTTTTTAACTGCTTGCGGCGCAGCGTAGACGTCTACTCCTACTCCTACGTAGGGCACTCTTAAAGTTGGGTTTATTTATCTACATGATGAAAATTCTACTTACGACGCAAACTTTTTAAATGCAGCAAAGGAAGCTTGTGCGGAAGCTGGAGTAGAGTGTATAAATAAAACCAATATTCCAGAAAGTGGTGAATGTTACGATGCGGCCTGTGAGCTAATCGACCAAGGATGTAGTTTAATTTTTGCTGATTCTTTTGGTCATGAGCCATTTATATTGTAGGCAGCAAAAGAATTTCCAAACGTAGAGTTCTGTCATGCAACTGGTACTTTAGCGCATACAGCAAATTTACCGAATTTTCATAATGCTTTTGCGGCAATCTATCAGGGAAGATTTTTGGCTGGCGTTGCTGCTGGTCTAAAGTTGAATCAAATGATAGACAATGGCGAATTTGATGCAGAAGATGCATTGGTTGGTTATATTGGTGCTTATCCTTATGCCGAAGTAATTTCTGGTTATACTTCTTTCTATCTTGGTATTCGTTATGTTTGTCCTTCTGCAACAATGAAGGTAACATATACTAACTCTTGGTATGACGAATCTCTTGAAAAAGAAGCAGCTGTTGCTTTAATTAATGCCGGATGCAAGCTGATTAGTCAGCACGCAGATAGCATGGGCGCGCCAAGTGCTTGTGAAAATGCAGGTATACCGAATGTTTCTTACAATGGTAGTACGATAAGTGCATGTCCAAATACTTTTATTATTTCTTCACGTATTAATTGGGTTACATACTTCTTACATATTATTGATTGTGTAAAGAATCATACTCCAATTGAAACAGATTGGGTTGGAACAATTAGTAATGAATCTGTTATGTTGACAGAAATTAATGAAAGAGTAGCTGCTCCAGATACAGCAAAAGTGCTAGCAGACACAATGAACTTTATTCTAAGTGGTGAGTTACGAGTATTTGATACTTCTACTTGGACAGTAAATGGAGAACAATTAGAGGAATATCTAGCAGATGTTGATACTGACGAAGCCTATACCCCTGATACAAATGTAATTGCTGATGGATATTTCCATGAATCAGAGTATCGTTCTGCTCCATATTTTGATTTGTGTATTGACGGTATTAGTTTTCTAAATGGTTAATATATTGGCCGCGATTTCGCGTCGCGGCCGCTCCTTAAAATTTGAAATTTTCTAAAATTTATGATATAATAATTATAGAAAGTGAGAAAGGGGAATAAAAAAATGAGTCCGTTTGATGATTTTGATGTGCAGCGTCAGTCTGATGAGGATGCCTGGGAGCGTGAGTTCCTTGAGTGGTTTAGTATGCAAATCTCTCCGTATAAGGTCTATGAGGTTGACTGTGATGATGATACCAATGGAGACCTTATTTATGAGTGGACTGGCCATCCCGATTTTTCTCTTTCATAATTGGTGCCATCGTCTAGCGGCCAAGGATAGCAGACCCTCAATCTGCTGACACCAGTTCAAATCTGGTTGGCATCACCAGCCGTACCTTTAGTCTTTTGGGTTCGATAACGAGGAGAAAAGATAGTGAGATTTGAGAGTATTCACTAATCAATAACTCTCCGGCGCGAGTTAGAGTGTCGTTAGGTCTGATAGACTAAAATATCAACCGTGGCTTGGTGCTGCCGCGTCAAAAAAGTAATCCGGTGGATT